TAGGGGTAAAGTTTCCATTATAAACAATGTAATTTGAATAGTGTTGGTCTTGTGGTTCGTAATCATCTATGCTTTCTTGTCTCTCGGTCCAAAGGCGACGGAATGTGGTGGGTCCACAGAGTCCGTCACCCTTTAAGCCGTAAGACTTTTGAAAGCGCTTGATTGCTCTCACAAGTTTGTCGTCATAATACTTTTCACCAAACCAAGTCGGATCCCAGCCAAGGCTTTGCGCCGATGATTTGTTGTAAAAGTCTTTGTCCATCTATTCAATTACTCCTATTACATAATTCTCTAGTATCAGATAATAAATAGAATGATCAAATGTTATTTCTTGTAGCATCTTTTTGTCGATAACTATTTGATCCTCTACATCGCAGCGTATAGAAACATCATCTGATGTTGCTAGAACACCTACTACTATATAGTCCTCTGTAGGGGGTTTATAATCATCAGGTAGTAAAATTCCTGACTCTGTGCTCTCCTGTGGTGGGTGATAATCTACTACAATATGTCGGTTAACTGGTCTTAGCACGGTTTGCCTCCTGGGTTATGACTTTTTCGTGTTTTTTATATTCGTGAAGTGGCATAAAAATATGCGCCCGATTGTTGCAGTTCTTACAATACATCTGAACTGCGATGTTATTAGCTGCGCTTGCCTGCCCTTCAGATGTTGGCAGCCAATGACAGCGAGCGCACTTGCTGTTTTTATTAGCAAGTCGTAACTCCTTGTCATCGAACAGGTGATTAAAGTTCATCTTTCCTCCTATAGTTCACAATGATCTGAATCACAGAATTTTGTGCCGGCGCCGCCTTCTTCAGTAGAGAAACGCTGGACAGGTGTAATACCCTTTGACATTTGCTCATATTCTTCTCGTGTTATGGGTTCGTAAGGAGCCTGAACATAGCCTGTCTCTTCATAGCGAAGAAAAGATACAGCCTTGAGACGAGTCTCATACATTTCAAGAGCGGTCTTGATGTCTGCTGCCTCTTCTGGCTTGAAGGTGACTGTGATAGAAACAGAGTTGTCAGCCCAGTAGTGTTGGTATTGTGCTGCAATCTCAAGTTGTTCCCACATTGTGATCTCTCTCTTGCCTTTAACAAAGTGCTCTTCGTGGACAGGGAACTCAACACACATGGTGTTCGGAGAATAGTGGTCAGGCTCAATCTTGTATCCTGCTTCTTTGAGGGCAGGGAGCATGTCACTATCAGCCGCAAAGCGAATACGACGAATGTAGTATTCATCTTCTGGGTAATGGATGCCGGGGGTAGAACCATTAAGAAGTGAAACTGTGCCAGAAGGCTTGATACTTGTCATTCTTACTGACTTTGGAATACAAAGCCAATCAGAGTATTCTGCGTCCAACTCCTTTACATGTTCATAAGCGTTGTCGCACCATTGTAGCAACTCGCGGCGACCGAACTTGTTGAAAGCTTGAACAACACCAGATTGTGAAAGACCGATACGACGGTTTTTAAGCATCTTTGCGTTGGTCTCAGCCCAATGGGTGTTTGCTAGGGTTACAGTCTTGCCGTAAAGGTAGGCAATCTTAAGAGTTTCAAGGTAATCCTCGTAAGTTTCGTGCTTTGCTGGGAAAGTCTCGACAAGACAGCACAACTCGGCATCTTCTAGCTGCTGCTCGACGCAAGGGTTAAAGCCCATAACATTTTTGTCATCGTCTCTCGGAGGATCAGCGAAGCGACCACGAGTTCTTGCGTTGTCAAGCCAGATATAGCCCGGCTCGCCATTCTTCTGTGACTGCTCTGCGTGCCAAGTGTAGTCCTGACCAACAAGAGCGTGGAAGGAGTTGTTTGAGCCCCAACGATGGTGAGCAAGTTTCTCGGAATCGTTCTTCATCTGTAGGTATTCGCGGTCTTCGTGGTTACCAAGAGCCAACGCAGCAGAACGACGAACATTGCCAGCAACGACACAACGCCCGATCAAGTTCTCAGTGTCCACAATGTCAACAGAAGTTATTTCTTCGCCAACTCTCGCAGTATAGAGTTCTGACAGATCCTTGTGTAGTTCTTCAAGGGGACCAGAGCCGCTTGATGTGCCACCAAAGCCGTGGATAGGTGCTCCGTAGGGGCGTATTGCTGAATAATCAAAAACAGGAACCTTTGAGCCGAACAGGAATCCGTTCAACAACATCTTGACAGAATCCACCCAACCCTCGCGAGAGTCTGGAATGATGTGTGTGTCATTTGTGAATTCTGGTTCTTGAACAGTCAGTGTGTTTGCGCCGAGAGTATCAAAACCAACACCAATGCCAAGCATAAGCGCGTCCATCATCCAAGCGAAGAGATAACCTCCCTTGGTATTTAGTTCTCGGGTAGAACGAAACGCACAATTGAATAGACCTGCGGCTGTGCGGGTGTTGACGAACTTTGTTCCCATCATCCATAAGCCACGACCGGGGGGCGTCCACTTAAGATTGAATAGGCGATCAAACGCATCCTTTGCAGTGCGCTGTGCCTTCTGGTCATTCCATTCAAGACCAAGTTTGTAAACATGCTGCTTCTGCATGTCAAACATGCCCTCAATGACACGACGGCACGTCTGGTGCCATTCTTCGGTGCCGGTTGCTTCTTCATCAAACTCACTCAAACGACGGGCATAGGTGCGCTTGAATGTTACATAACCGAGTGGACCCCAAGGGACCTCACGTTCTCTGTATTGATCAATGAATGTGTCTGATAGTTTAAATCTACGAATGTGGGTTCTCATCTAATTTTTCTCCTTAATTTTTTGAATTTATCGTACTTGTTTTTTAGAATTTCTTTTTGTTCTTTCGGACCAGCGACCACAGGGGAGGCTGAAATGTTTGCTGCTGCACCAGCAGGAACAACTGCTTTGGGCAACATCTTAATGTTTACGCTAGAAGTATCCATAAAAAGATCGTAAACGATGCCATCGGGACCATTACGATTCTTGGCAATAAACATCTTGGCTCTGTTGTTCTGCTTATCTTCGATAGTGCGAGACAAAGTACAGATGAAGTCAGCAACAAAGCACTTGTTGAACGCCTCAGATATCTGCTCCATAGTCACAACTTCTGCATTTAGACCAGAGCGGTTGGTTTGAGAGGCTGTCCAGACAGGACAGTTCATCTCGTTAGAAAGACCTCTTAGCTCCTCGTAGATTGACTCCAGTTCCGTTCTTTTTTCTTTCCGTACTACGACGGGTCTTAACAAATCTGCGTAGTCTACAATGATTAGACCGGGCGTTATACCCCTCTTTATTAGACGGGCAAGATGCGCCTTGATAGTGTTAGTCGAAGCAGACTTAGTTGGGTATTCCTTGACGATTAGAGTTCCGTCAAGATCCTTAATCTCTTCATAGATTTCATCCTTGAAGTTTGTAAGATCTGAAAGAGGGTACTGTGTAATGCAAGAATCATAGCGACAAGCAACAACTGTGTCCTGCAATTCTAGGGTGTAATGGATTACAGTCTTGCCTTCTTTGATCGCCTGTGAGCCAAGGTGAACAAGAGCCATAGACTTACCTGCTCCAGTAGGAGCGATAACTACTCCGAGTTCATTTCTACCAAGTCCACCGCTCGTGATGGTATCGATCTCTTTCCAGCCAGTTGTCACTGGGAGTCTAAACTTTGGCTTGTATCTCTCTTCAAAGTCTGCAATGAAATCGTATCCAAAGTTGTTTTCTGAACCTAGCTTAAGGGCGTCGTTGATTACCTTTGAGATTTCATCGAAAGAGCAAGTCTGTAGAAGGTTGACAGACTTCATCATTGCTTCTTTTAACTTTTGCTTTCGGCAGAAGTCAAGAGAGGTCTCTTTGATGTAGTCTATGTCATCAGACATCTCGTTCGTGTGGACTCTCGCATAGTAATCACGCACCTGCTTCTGTGTTACTTCTGACTCTCGATCTAGTTCTGTTCTGATGACAGAGATCATAGCATTTGTGGATGGGTGCTTCCCATACTTTGTTCTATACTCTACTATCTTTGCCACAAATACACGAAGATATTCAAGTTCCAAGAACTCGACGTTCAGAACCTCCGTTATTTGATCTGCGAAGGGTCGGTCCTCAAATATGAGTTGAACGAGCCCCTCTTGGAAGGACTTACCGTACCTCCCAAAGTCTGCCTTGTGTTTAAGCATGTCACTCCTACGTTTTACAATACTAATTATAACACACCTAGGTCAAACGTCAAGGCGAGTTGGAACTTTTTTTTACTCTTGACGATGCCTAACTATTTCATTGACTTGGAGCCACGGCACTTCCACTTCTTTCTCGATAGTGCATTGGCACATGGAGGATTCTTACATTTCTTGATCTTTGCCGATCGTGCGCAGTAAGCATCACCCTTGGCTGTGCCGGGTCTTATTCGATCACCACCACTCTTGGCTTGACCTGATTGCCCATAGGAACGACACTTGCCATCTACTCGTTTCGCAAAGCGCTTGCCCTTGGCAGGCTTACAAGCTTTCTTCTTTTTCTTTTCATCAAGAACTGCTTCTAATTCTTCTCTAATAACCTGCCTGATGTATGATTCTGTCAACTTCATCCCTTCTTGCCTCCCTTAGACTTTTTGCCCCAGCTTCCTTTCTTACCACATGCGCCAGGGGTGGGTCTACATGAAGGATACTTTGATCTCTTTTCGTCACCTGAGCGCCCACAAGGTGAACACTTCTTCTTTCCTGTCTTCTTATCCTTGCGGCAAGTGTTGCAATCAACCCAGCCGCCCTTCTTGCCTGGAGCACCTTTACGACCGAACCAGTCTTTGAGGCTACTCTCGGAAGAAGGTTTAGCCGTTAGCTTTTTTTTTTCGGATAGAACTGCCTGATACTCTTCTTTGATGATCTGAAGGAGTTTGTCATCTAGCTCCAAGCCCTCTTTCTTCTTTGACTTGTTGCCCCAGTTGGCAGCACCAGCTTTGCGGCACTTAACGAGGGCGCCACTTGCATAAGCAGATGGCCATACATCATATCGAGCGCGAACCTTGTGATAACAAGCATCTTTCTTGCCCTTAGATTTCTTTTTCTTTTTTTCGTCTAGCTCGACTTCTTCTTCATTTAGAGAGTCTTCATCAAATTCGTAGAGTTCTTCCATTTACTGTACCTCGGTAGTAAATAGTGTCACTTATCATTACATTCCCTTGAAATCTTATTCAAGAATGTTTTTAGTTCTTCCCAGTTCAACTCTCCAAAACCATCGTTCATCATAAGCCGTAGAAGTTCAGTCTTATTGAATTCACATTCAAAGTTTTCTAAGGCATGGTCGATGACCTGCTTCCCCTGAACTGAAATAAGCGGAGAATACAATTGCATCATCTGGTAGTTGTGTTCAATAAGTGTTTTTGATTCTGCGATGTTTTTATACACTTTTAGTTTTGAGTCTATGTTCTCGCAGTAATCCAGTAGCTCGTCAATCGTCACAGTTCGATCTTCTTTCATGAATGGAAGCTTGGTAGCGATCGTTTTCATCCCGACTCGATTAACGCCAGGAAGATTGTCGCTGGCATCACCATCCATAGCGCGAGCAAGAGCCATGTTTGTAGGATGAACCCCGAGAGACTCAATTACTGTATTCTTTGTTTCGATTTTATCTGTGGTTGGTCGGTATACAACTGTTTCATCATCACAGAGTTGTAAGAAATCCTTGTCGTTTGAGACAATTACCTTCTGCCAACCATCATAGTGACGAGAATTGCAGACATAAGAAATAATGTCATCTGCCTCGACCCGCTCAAGAATAAGTTGAATGATTGGCATTTGATTTAGGTATTCAAATACTTGCATCTGTTGCCAAACTTTGTTTTGCAGTTCTTCGTTCTCTGTTAGATTGTGAACAGAACGATTGAGCCGCAGGGGCTTACGACCCTCCTTATATCCAGAATTCAAAGCCTTTCGTTTTTGAGATCCGTTCGGTCCATCCCAACAAATTACAATCTCGTTTGGTTTTGTCATTCTTACAAGTTTTTGTAGAATCTTGATAGATCCCTTGATTCCACCGATTGGTTGTCCGTGATTAGACAGACTGGGATCAACAATAAACGCCCTCAAGAACATATTGAGGGCGTCGATGACGAGTACACGCTTCATAAATTACCTCCACCCTATAATATAACAGGGTGGAGGCGTGCTGTCAAGAGGCTTTGTCTACCTCATAGAAATCTGATGCCTCTCCTTCACGCTTGTCGAACTTTTGAATCACGACTTCATCCATAAAATCATAAACATGTTGTCTAAACTCCGGGTCAGAATCCATTACCTCAACCCACTTGCTGGGCTGGAATTTCTTGGAGTATCCATTGTGTTCAAACGTGTACCAAGAGCCAGCAACAGACATAAAATTCTTAAGAGCCTCAAATAAACTTTTCGTACATTGTACGCCAATTGGGTCAGTTCCCCACAAGATACGAAACGCACAAGTCCTGCCTTGTGTTCCAAAGCGAGACTTTTCAAGCTTGACTTTAACTTCTGAACCAATGCGAAAGCCATTGTCGTCAAGCACATAGGCGCCTTTGGCCTTGCGACCTGTAAGCCAGATACGAAGAGAATATGCATAATGCATAGCCTTTCCGCCTGGAGTAGTGAAAGGTGTTGTCATCGCAATCTGCCGTGCCGCCGGTCCCTGTGGAATGTTGATCTTCAACTGGTTAAGGACAAGAAAAGTAGCTTTTTTGTCTGCAAGTGGGATAACTAATTTTGACATCCCCTTCGCAAGAATACGAGCCTTTACAGCCATTGAAGACTGAGGGTTGAAATCTCCCTCAACGTCGGAAACAGCAGGAGTAAATGCCAGAGAATCCCAAATAAACAATAACTGGTCATCTGTTGCTCCTAACAATTCCTCTATAGTTTCAAGTACAAATTCTACCGACTGCGCCTGGACGTACATCATAGAGCCGAGGTCACACCCAGCTTTCTCTAAGAAGGATGGGTCAATCGCAGACTCAGAATCAAAGTAGATTGGAGTAATCCCCATCTTCTGGGCGCTTGCAGCGACCTGGGCAGCAATGAAGGATTTTCCGGTTGCCTCAAGCCCCGCTATCTCTGTGATCTTACTAACAGGGATGCCTGCATATTTTCCCTTGCAAATAATAGAGTCCAACCAGCGCGATCCTGTCGGAATCCATTGCTTTACTGCTGTTGGGTTATCTTCTCTTAGGTCATGAGCGACATTAAGCCCAGCCTTCTTGTTTATCATTGCCCTCATCGCACTCATATCTATGCGACCGGCTTTAACTTCTTTCTTTGCTTTTTTCTTAGCCATCAAGTTTCTTCCTTTGTTTATGAACCTCTATGTTCGTATACATTATAACACAGAAGAACCAAAAGTGCAACGAAAAACCCCCACCTTTTTAGGGGTGGGGGCGGCTATAAAGTAAGCGCTATTATCAACCAGTCATCAAGTCGTCGAATGCCTTATCAACGCTTGACTTCTGGTTATTGTTATACTGTGTAGTCTCACGAGAACGTGATTCAGCAGACTTGTCGCCCGATAGCATACTATTCAGAATTGCATCGACTTCTTGAGTAGAGTGTCGAGTGAATAGCGCATCAATGTCAGGCATATTTTGGAGCAGACCTGGGATTGCGTCCTTGTCCTTCAAAAGCGTGCTTGTATTCCGACGCATTTTCATGTTGGTCTTTGGATAAGCACCCGGCGTAGTAGGCTTCGTGTAAGTAATGGTAATATCAGTGCCGCCTTGTGGGTCGGTAATATCACCATACTCTGGGTCAAGAATGTAACCAAGCAAAAGCTCATAAGCCTGCTTTCCATAGCCATAAACCTTGACTCCCTCTCCTTCGAGACCGCGAACCACCACGGGTGAGAAATAACGATTGCGAACAAAGAGAGACTTGGCAAGCTTCTTGGTCTCTTCGTCGTTGTTGTCAGTTCCGTCGCGCCATAGCTGTGAAGCAAAGTCACAGATTGGGCACGCCTCACCGAAGTTACGCTTAGGGCACATAACCCCGCCACGATGTCCTTCGATGTTATAGTGAAAGAAGACCTCCTTAAGTGGATCTCCGTCCGATGTTGGCACGATACGCACATCCGTATCGCCCTCTTCTGGCTTAAACCAGACACTCGTTCTATCACTCTTTCCGTTTCCTCGTAGTGCGGAAAGCTTCTTCCGCATAAGTTCCATGTTGATTCCCATAATAGTCTCCTTGTTGTTGGGTATAGTATAGTAAGCGTTCCTTACCATCTTAAAGTAACACGCCGTCCAAGTCCTGTCAAGCGTATTTGTTTTGAGAGCATGTCTGTGAGCTTCTCTCTTGCTCATCTATAAATTAACGTGATCAGCCTTTGCTGTCAAGCATTGTTTGCCCTTGAATGAAATTTGTGTGCGCCACACAGAATCCAAAGTCCGTTTCGTAAGGCGATTGATAGATCGCATAAGTGACATTTTTGAATGCGTTTCGGGGCTTCTTCTTCAAGCTTTGGACTACCTTTGAATGTAGCTTTCCATCGGTCTCAAGGCGCTTCTCTGCTATACATAAGTAGTATGCTACGTCGCGATCTTCCTCTAAATTATAGTACCATTGTTCAGAAAGTTTATCTACCGAAATGATACCAACAGAGCGGATTCTCTGCACCTCCGAAGGCTTTGAAAGGTTACCAACAATTGGCTCTGTGTGATCGAACACATTTAAATAATGAACAGCGTAGTAGATACTCTTGTTGATTACTTCAAAGTATTTCTTTATTGGGATCTCGCCTATCGTCTTCTCGATTGCTGGGTTTGACAAGATTGTCAAGCTACTGAATAATCCAGATCTTGCGTATTCTTGCAAAATCCCAAAAATTGCCCTCTCTTGTAGTTTAGTATCGCCTATCAGAAGGTCTACATCTGGTTTGATGTAGAAGATCTCAATGGCTCTGTCCTTTATCTGTTGTAGTATCGCTAATGTGTAGTTTGCCGAGAAAGATGAGCCGCAAACAAACACCTGAACCCTGTCCTGAACTGCCTGTAGGGTTTTATACGATGAAAGTTTGGGTGCGTTATCCTCGCAATCCTCTGCTTTTGCCACTTTTGGCAAGTTTCTTGTCCATTTGGTATTCTCCTGACCTTCCGAGAACAAGAAGCAGTTATACTCCTTGTGATCTTGGAACAGTGAGACTACATTGCATCCTGCTTCTCCTATGCCTATCAACGATATCATAATTTCAACTCCCTCAATTCGCCATAACTCTTGCCTGCTTTTGTATTTACCCTAAACGATCCAAGTTTATTGTTTTGGAACACCTCCTTTAGTTCTGGTATCATATATCTGTCTTCTTCGTGAATGTCAAGCACAACTTCATCGTGAACAATGAAAGCAACTTTTGATTTTTTGTTCTCAAGCGCCTTATCAAGCTCTACTGCCCTGTCAATAGTGAGATCCGCTGTTGTGCTCTGTATAATGTAATTGAAAGCCTTTCTTTCATTTACTGCGATCGTTCGTTTGAATGGGGTTATCACACGATTGCCATAAAAATAATCACCAAGAACACGGTTCCTGCTATAAACAGAATTTCTTAGAGAATTATCCTCATGGTTGTAGAATGAAGCAAAGAATCTAACTTTTGCTTCTTCTCGGTCAATAGGGTGGTCGCCATACAGGTGCTCCATGTTCCATTCGTGAATGTCTTCTTCTGGCTGCTCTACTCCAGAAAGAGCCAAGAAGGTTCTCACCTCTGCTCCATTATAATCAAACGATACAAGCCAGTCGTTTGTTGGCTTAACCAGAGAGCGAAGTTTCGACTTCATAGTGAGGATCGGAGTGCTATCTTTATGGGTCGTCAGTCGCCCTGTGACGGTTCCAAAAAGATTGTAGTCCACATAGTGCGACTTCTTTTTTATAAGCTTTCTAATGCCTTCTCTGTCTCCTGTACTGGTCATTAGGTGCCGGCATCCATCCACATTGATGTTCAATTTCTGGTATTTGATCTTGTGGAGAAGCTTGTGGGTACGATCAAGGTGAGCGTAGTTTTCAGGACGAGAGTGGTTATTAAAAACGTGCTCTGTGATCTTGTTTCTGACCTCACAAAACTGAAGCAAGAAGTCGCTTGGGACGAGATCAAAGAAACAGTTGTCATACAAGCTGATCTTGCCTATTGATAGAGACAGAAGGTAGGCTTTGAAGGTTTTTTGAAGGTCGCTAAGCTCTTCTTTTAGATCTTCTGGGCAAACCTCTTCTAATTTTTTGCCTCCGCAATATAGCCAAGCAAACTCAACATCTGGATCTTGAACGGATCCTGTGTATTTCCATGTTTTTGTTAGTCCATCGGGGATATGGTCGAAGTGCAGCTTGCCATCAACGTAAACGCCAACACACTCTGTTTTGTCATCCAATGTTTGGAAGATCATGTACCCTCTCGCTTCTCTTGTTCTCTTGTTCTCTTATAAGGTAACT